CTCTTGCCTCTCACCCACCGCCGCGCCACCTCCGCACCGCCCCGACCAAATCCAAACCCGCGTCCATCAGGGCTTTTGCGACATTCTAGCAAATTGCTAGTTCACTGAGAAAATGGAAATCCGGGTTAAAGCGCTGCTGGCCACGGTAAGGACCGACAGCGACGCGATCGGTGCCTTGCTCGAAACGATTGCTGGCTCGGAAGCGCAGCAGGTGGTCAATGGGCGCGGTGCGCTAGAGGATCCCGACGCGGCGCTGGACAAAGCAGCAGAACTACAAAGGCGTTGGGACACGCAACCGGGCCAGCTATGGGCGATCGATTCTCATCGCTTGCTCTGTGCCGACTGCCGACAAGCAGAGCAGGTGCAACGGCTATGGCAGGATGGAGCGAGGTTCAGGCAAATACTGACCGACCCGCCCTACGGTGTTGGATACGCGGCCAAGAATCAGTATCTGAACCGCAGCGACCGGGGCAATCGAATCCAGAAACCAATCGAAAACGATCATCTATCGCCGGCGGAGACCGCGCTGCTGTTTCAGACTGCGCTGCAGCAGAGTCTTCCGTACGCGCTTCCCGGAGCAGCGGTGTACGCCAGTGTCCCTTCAGGTCCTCTTCTCCCTCGATTCATTGCAGCGTTCGAAGCGGCAGGCTTCTCATACAAACACATGCTGGTGTGGATCAAATCGAACTTTGTGATCAGCATGGCTGACTACCATGCGCGACATGAAGTGATTCTGTACGGATGGCGCGAGAATGGTCCCCACTACTTCACCAGTGATCGGAGGCAGGATTCAGTTTTTGAAGTCGATAAGCCAAGATCAAGCGAATTTCATCCCACCACGAAACCAGTCGAACTCCTAGCGAGAATGATTTCGAATAGCAGCAGGCCGGGTGAAGTTATTTTCGATCCCTTCAGCGGTTCAGGTTCGACTTTGCTCGCCGCTCACCAGCTCGGGCGGGTCGGCTACTCAGTCGAAATTGACCCGGGCTATGTGGCGGTAGCGCTACAGCGCCTAACGCAGCTCGGGCTGAAGCCACGACTGCTCGATCGATGGAATGAGGTCTGATGCGGGACTTAGCAGGCTGCGGAAAAAACGATTTTTCAGGGGTTTTTGGACGCGCATATATGAGCTAACACACTGTTTGTCATGCTATACTCGCTGACTTATAGGCTGCAGGCGAGTTTTTCCGCAGCCTGTTAGGGACGAACGTTCAACGGGGAGAGGTGGAAAGATGAAACGTCAGCCGGATGGCAAGTTTCGCGGTAACCGCTCTGCGGTCAAGGTCAGCGACAAGATCCTGATCGCCAGATGGGTCGAGAAGGAAGTGATCCGGCTCAAGCGTATGGGAGTGGCGACGTTCGAGACCATCGCCGATCTTCTCACGCGCGCGGGCCGGGGCGAATATGTTCCAACCGTCACATTACCCGAAGGAGTGACTTTTCCGAGCGATTATCAGATCTCCAAGATGGGCTGCTGCAAAGCCTATCGGCGGGGACTGGAGCGCGAACCCAGCCTGGAGGCAAAGGAGCACCGCAGGCTGGACACGGAACGCTGCGAGGAAATGTTCTTGTCATTGCAGCCCGGGATCAAGAAGGGAGACCACAAGGCGGTCGCGGCCGGCGTCCAGGTGTTGAGCCTCAAGGCGAAGGTCATTGGCTACCAAGCTCCGACAAAAATCGAACTGCTCGGTAACCGTTCCACGCCCATTGCGATTGAGATGGTGCGCGAAATCATCGATCGAGCTGAGGAGGACGAAAAGAAAAAGAATTAGCTACTTTCATATCAATTGCATTTAATCCAAGAACTGGTCGGAGGTTTAGATGGCGGCTGGAAGAAAGCGAGGTCAAGAAGAGCGTCGGTTCCTGGAAATTATAGGTGATCCGGCGAAATATGCGCGGTTCGTGCTCGGCTACGATCTCTGGAGCACTCAGGAAGAGATCCTTCACGCAGTCGCTGAACACCAACGCGTTGCAGTCAAGGCGTGCCACGCTTCGAGCAAGACCCTGACGCTGGCGCTGCTGATACTTTGGTGGATTATTCGGCACAAAGACGCAATTGCAATAACCACAGCGCCGACCTACGAGCAGGTTAGAAAGCTGCTGTGGATGGAAATTCACCGTGCATTGCCGAACAGCCAGATCTGCTATCCTCCTGCCAGCCAAACCGAATTGCGGATTGGACCGGGTAACTACGCCCTCGGGTTATCCACCAATTCCGGGGTGCGAATGCAAGGCTACCACAGCTCTCACATGCTCGTGGTTCTGGACGAAGCGCCGGGCATCGAAGGTGACATTTGGGATGCAATCGAGGGCGCCCGCGCGGGCGGCGATGTCCACGTGGTAGCGGTTGGTAATCCAACCATTACCGGTGGTCCGTTCTACGATGCCTTTCTCGTGAACCGCACTAGCTGGCGGACCTTTACGATAAGTGCATTCGACACGCCCAATCTCCAGGACTTCACGCTGGAGAGGTTGAGGACGCTGCCTCGGGATCTGTCCGAAGATGACCCGATTTTCCAATATCTGCCGCGGCCCTATCTAATAACTCGGCGCTGGGTGTACGAGAAGTTCTGGGAATGGGGTGAAAAATCACCGCTTTGGCAATCCAAGGTAACCGGCCAGTTTCCGGAGCAGAGCCAAGAGACACTGATTCCGCTGGGTCGGCTTGAAAGCGCCAGGTTACGGCAACCTCAACCTGGCGACGCTCAGGAGTACCTGGTCGCCGGTGTGGACGTCGCCGGGCCGGGCAAAGACGAGTGCGTATGTTACGTCCGAAAGGGAGGGACGATTGTTGGGATGCAGGCATGGAGCGTGGACGATCCGCGCGGGCCTTGCGTCGCGTTTCTGCGCTCATTTGGAGCGCAGCTGCACTCGGTTAACGTCGATTCAACGGGTATGGGCTACAATTTCGGTCTGCATCTGGTGGATCAGGGATTCTCGGTTAATCATGTTAACGTGGGCCAGGCATCCAACTTCGCCAACCGGTTTGTGAACCTCAAGGCCCAGTATTACTGGGCCTTGCGCGAACGTTTCGAAGCCGGCGACATTTCCGGCTTGAGCGACGATCTTACGATTTCGCAATTGGGCACGCTTCGCTGGGCGATCACAGCGCAAGGAAAAATTGAGATCGAGTCCAAGGAAGAGCGCCGCCGGCGCGGGCTTAAGAGCCCCGACCGGGCCGAGGCCCTCATGCTCGCATTTGCCCCCGAGCATCCAGCCTTCGGGTTCACTGAGGCAATGCTGCGGCTGAACAAACTTGCTGCGGCAGCTGAAGCGCGGGGCGAGCAACTGTCCAATCCGCTGCTCGAAAATTACAACCGCAAACTACCGGAGCGTCTGGCACACCAGGAAATATACGTCACGCCCTTTTCCATTACTCCGCGGTGGAGACTGTTTCGATAGACGTCTCGGCATAACCTATGGGAGAAAGTCTCAAGCGAGCCGCAGGACACTGCGGTCTTAAGCGGAATGATACGGTCTTGCCGCTCTGGACAGAATCAGCGCTCCTCGCTGCCGCTCTGAGCACGGCCCTATTCCACGAATCCCAGCAGGAGGCGCTGCTCGGCCCAGTCCAAGGGAATCGGCTTGCGGAAGAACTCAGAAGTGAGCGCGGCGGTCTGCCGGCCCTCGAAGATGGCTTCGATTATATCGGGAGCCAGAAACCCCATGCGCACCATTCGGATGACAAATCGATTATCGACCCCCGCTTTGTGGGCCAGCTCGGCCACGCTTCCTACTTCCCCTGATAGCAATTGATTGCGCCAGCGATAGCCACGAACTACGCCCCTGAGCAGTGCCGGGTCGAGTCGTCGTGAATGACGATCGAAGTCTTTCCCTGCTACGACCTGAACGCCGTTCGCACCTTTGACAACGTCGTTGGCGATCTCGATGATCCTGGGTTTGAGCCGTAAACCCGATGTTTCGTCGGTCACCGCCGCCGCGGGGTCGAGCTGGACGCGGATCATGCCCTTGGCCACCTCGACCCGTTTGATGACGATCCGCAGCAGCCGCCTGCGGTCGTGCTCATTGTTCCAGCCCAGCCTGCTGAGCGCTGCCTTAAGCCGAGCGTCCGCGCCCAGTTCCGCGACGATCCTGCCGCTGACCAGCTGTTCGAAATCGTGGGCCGGCAGACGCGGCAGACTGCCTGCATCCTCGTAGCGCTGTTGTAGCAGCGCCTGGCTGACGTAATAGCGGTAGCGGCACCCGGCCTTGTTAGCATGCGCCGGGCTCATGCGATTGCCCGCATCGTCATACACCAGACCTTTGAATAACGAGGGTGATTCGTGGCGCGCGCCGGTCGCCGCCGTCCGTCGATTGGTCGCCAGCACCCGCTGCACCGCCTCCCACAGCTTGCGCTCCACGATGGCCGCGTGTTGACCCCGATGGGTGGCATCCTTGTGGGTTACTTCACCCCGATAGACGCGGTTTTGCAGGATCCGGTACAGGTGGCCCCGCGAGAACGCCTTGCCGCCGGAGGATCGCCCCGCGGCGCTGGCGAACGGCTTGGTGCGATAGCCCTTAGCCTTGAGCTCGCGGCATAGCCTGGCCACCGATTTGAGCACCGTGTAGCGGCGGAAGATGTGGCGCACCACCTGCGCTTGTTTGGGGTCGACCAAAAGCTTCTTGCTGCCGAGGATATAGCCGATCGGGGGCGTGCCACCCATCCACAGGCCCTTGCGCTTGGCCGCTGCAATCTTGTCGCGGATGCGCTCCCCGGTCACCTCCCGCTCGAACTGCGCGAACGACAGCAGTACGTTGAGCATCAGGCGGCCCATCGAGGTGGTGGTGTTGAACTGCTGTGCGCCGCGTCAATTATTTCTGCCGATCGCGACAATTATTTTTGCCGGTTAGTCACCAGGGTTAATGGTTCAGTTTGTCCTCCATCGTGATCCACTGACTTGGGGTTGAGGCCCTTTATTTTTTC